TTCCATTCTATGTCATCAAGTGGTTCCCCACAAAAACAACAATAAGTTATTTTCATACTAACATCAGTTTCTACACTAAACTCGCCGGTGCATTCGTCGCAGCTAAACCATTCTCTCTTATCTTCCATTTTATTGCACCGGAACCATACTAAACAATAACGGACCAAACTTTGTTATTGACCACGCCAATGTAACGATAGCAATAACACCAAGAACCATCCACTTCATTTTGAAATCATCAACTATCATCTTCAACGCCACTAACTCATTGCCAAGTATTCTAACTGATATTTCCAACTTACCTTTATCATCTGTTTCCATCATATTTATCCTATTGAGGTCAAATCGACTATCTCACAACCATCCGCACTACACGCTAGTTCTTGACTGCCTGAGGTCAGGTCAGTGTTTTCATATTCGCTCAACTTGTTCCAATCTGCCTTGGGCATCTTTTTTAGTAATTCGTCATATTCTAACTTAGAGCAGTCCTGATATGGTGCTTGACGATAGGTGTGGTCTGCAAACGGCAGAAACGATACGCCACTCATCATATCAAAATTATCATAAACCCACGCACCCACATTCATCCATTCGTTCTCCTTGACTGATACAGTAACAGACGGTTTATGTTCACACCAATGTTCCTGATATGTTTTCCACACTCCTAGTTGTTCAACTGCATCCATATCCTTCCTATATATACCTTTTTGAGGACCCTTCACAGGAAATGAGAACACCCAAGTATGGTCGGGTTTGGTCACATCATCCTCAACAGGGAACCCTTGGTCATACATCATCTTTGCTAATGGGTCTTTCTTATCCGCACGAACAGTTCTTATGTAATAGGGGTTGTGTCTGGCGTGTATGCCACTGGCACTATTAGTCAACTGACTCACTGTGCCGGATGGCTTTACACAAGTGATAGCAGCAGAAACAGGAATACCTAGTTTCTTTGCCCACTCTCTGTTAGTATCTATTGCCTTCTGTTTCATCTTTCTAAGCAGAACAGACAAGTCACCTTTCTTTCCGTTTGTGAGTTCATTGTCCATAATGCCAGTCATTGATACACCTAATAGTCTTTCTTCTTCACAGTTCTCTCCCCACTTACGGTTGAGATACTTGAAGTTGGTCAATGTTGACTGCCAAGTGCCGATGATGGTGGCAACTCTGACTTTATCTAATAGTGTTTCTTCTGTGTCATCTTCTCTCACTACAACTTCCGAAAGGTTGCAGAATTCTCGGTCTCTGAGGATTATTTCGGAACAAGGGTTGGTGCCAAACTCATGGTCCGGGTCACGACGACCGTTCTTTGCTGCCTGTTTCTGTGCGGCATCTCTGTTGAAGATACCTCTTTCACCAGACTTGGACTCATACAACGACTTCCATTCTTCCATGAAGATGCCCATATCAGGCTTCTCTGTGTAACACGCAGAGTTGTTGGCAAGTGCTCTCTGGACATTAGATTCCCACCAGCGGCCCGCCTTAGCGTGTCTCATACGGTCGTCACTAAGGTTAGATAGTGATATAAGGGCACTACGACGCACACCACCAACTACAACAACCTCAGCGATTTTACACGCTATGTCGTGTGCTTCTAATGATGTAAGTTTACGACCTGCAGCATTTCTGAATATCTCAATACAGAAACGAAACAAATCTTCAAGTGGTTGGGGCCCAGACGCACGGCCGCCGAATGTTTTTAGTGCGGCACCAGCGGGTCTTACTCTGGACATATTCCATTGTGGAATTTGCCCAGCCGCTAGTAAATAGATTAGTTCTCTCAATGCCTTTGCCCAACCTAACTTAGAGTCGGACACAATTATCACTGTGTCTGTATCATGGAACTCATCGTTGATTGTTGGGAGATTATTTACATACTGACGCTCTACAGAATAACCAACACCCGTCCCACACATCAAAACATACAAGAGCTCATCAAAGGAGCGCAAACTATCTATGGCAATATAAGAACAATTGTAGCCAGCAACATTTTCTCTTTTCAACGCTTCGCCGGCGGTCATCAAGCATCGCATACTGGGCATCACCTTTAATTCTTTGATTGCCTCTTTTATTGGGTCTGAGGTTTTCTCTGTTAAATTGAAATCACATTTTTCTTTTAGGTGTTCTTTGAAATGGGTAAAGTAACGGTCCACAGTTTCGTCCCAGGTTTCGCGTCTATTTGTTTTGTAGTCAAATCTCGCGTAGCGCGATAAGTGTATATATTGCTGGTAGCTCGTGGGCAGTCCCATGGCATTCTCCTAAATTAGTTTCCAGGCTGCAAGCTTCATTCGAGCTTCCAGACCAGAGTATGTGTTTTCGTTTATTATCTTTTGTATGTCCTGCCGGCCGGCAAGAATCATGTCGTTACAATCTTTTTCTTTGATGGTGTCTGGCCAAATCACGAGCGAATAATCATTTTCGACCAGTTGCGTCATCTTCTTTACTATCTCCTTTGAACGGGGCTCATTGTCGAGCACTACCGTAATACCCTCTTTATCAAAAGGCAAATGTATAAAGTCAGCACCCGCAACTGCTAAGGCATTTGGCAAAAACAAACTATCTATTGGACCCTCAACTACCATAACTTCTTGGTCCCAGTCAATTCTCTCTAACCCGAAAATCTTGGGTTTATCATCGAATTTGACCGTGAGATATTTTGGTTGTTCTTTACCAAAAGACCTACCTTGGGCAGCAAACACTTCACCAGTTTCATCAAAGAACGGTATAACTAACCGCGGATGGTCTTGATTAGTGCTTATATCACCCCACTCGCAGAACCGATGGCAGAGATAGAAAAGCTTATAATGCTCTTCTGGTATCTTTCTGTCTACTAGGACTTGACGGGCGGGATGTGTGCTGTCTAACTTATTTATCGGGACTAAATCCTTTAGCTTAGGATCTTTCTTTTCAAACTTTGGCGCTTCAAAATTGTATTCGGGAGTATCGTCTTTTTTGACAAATCGCTCTCTTATGTATTCCTTGTAAATATCAGTATCTATGATTTCTAGCACTTTACCCGCAGTTGTGCCCTTATCGCAGTTATGGCAACGGAATAGCATAGACTCTTGTTTGCGATAAAAGTAGCCTCGCGCTTTATTTGCGAATTTCTCGGAATCCCCGCAATAGGGGCATCTGAAGTTATAGAGATAATCCCGGAGCTTCTTGAATTTGTCTAATCTCGGAGAAACCAGATGTATGAATTTTATGTCTATATGAATACTCATCATATGGAGTATATCACACATATTGGCAAATGTCAAGAAAAAGGTCTGACGGCAAAATCCTGCCGTCGCATTTTTACCGGGCTTTTTTATCCAGAAGCGTCCAGTCTGGAGGGCCTGGCTTTTAGTCTATAATAACAGCTTGACATAACCAGATTGGTTCACTAGTCTCAGTATTCCAACCAGCATACTCTACATCTATCGCCTCAGGTCCACAAGTATTTTCTATCCATTCATCTACTGGTATGCCTTCACCGCACGCCATACAAGATGGTGTAAGTGCCTGACAACAGGCCGGTGGCCAGGGATCACCAATTGATGGAAAGTCTATGACTTCACACTGCTCACCTTCAACAGTCATTCCTGCAAAACCTAAGCAGTCTCTGCCTTTAGATGTCTTACCTTGTTCACAGCCCATCAATGTGCCTATAATTATCGCAATCAATACACCTAATATAAAATACAACGCGTGATACTTTCTATGTTCAAACATAATCATCCCCATAATATCTGAAAAATAATATGATACAGGGCGATGTGAAATCCGGATAATACAAAGAACAACCAGAACTGCAACGCTATTTTCATTTTGTCGTCGCTACATAAACTCCATCCCAGTCCTCGCCGGGAGAATTATTCATGTAATCATGTATTCTCTCAAGCATAATATTGTAGTAAGTTTCCATCTCAGGCCAACCATCTCTAAGGTCAGTCGCAAACTTCTCTGCCACTTTCCATTTCTGACCTCTATACAACTCTAGGAACTTTTCGTGTTGTTGTTGATACATATACCAATTGGTATTATGAAACACCCAATCATTATTCCCTAAGACTGTAAAGATTCTAACTGATTCTTTCTTACCCTTTACTGCTATTTGATCCAACTCAACAGAGAACAACTCATGCTCTACTGCTGTAGCAGTTTCTTCACCTAGTATAATCGTCACACCATAACCCTTAGACTGTCCTTCTAGTCTCGATGCCAAATTCGCTGCATCACCTAATATAGAATAATCAAAACGATTATTTGATCCCATGTTACCCACGACTACCTCACCTGTGTTGATACCAATTCCAATTTTGATTGGCATGAGTCCTTCGGACTCTAGTTCATCGTTCAATTCCTTTAGTCGTTGCACCATCCCTAGTGCAGATGTAACAGCTTTTACTTCATGATTCTCCACATTCACAGGAGCATTCCAAAAAGCCATAATACAATCTCCCATATATTTATCAATCGTCCCATCTTTGGACATAATGAAGTCAGTCATAGGTGTTAGAAATCTATTGATGAGTTGTGTTAGTCCTTGTGGGTCTGTCTTGTACTGTTCGCTGATAGGTGTGAACCCTCTGATGTCTGCAAAGAGTATTGATAGTTTCTTTGTCTCTCCACCTAACTTCAGCAGTTCTGGATTCTTCTGGAGTATCATCACCATTGCGGGTGATAGATATGTACCAAACTGTTTCTTTATCTGTTGTTTCAGTCTGAACTCTAAGATAAACCTATTGAAGATACTGTGCATACCAACTATAGTTGTTGTGATAATAATCCAACTCGCATCAGCAAGCATTAGATGTCTAGTGAACAACCAGTAACTACCAAACGCACTGCCTGCATAGAATAGTATCATCATACCACCGACAGCCCAGTACGGTGTGAACCTTGTAAGAACAACAATGATAAGTCCTACCAATACTGAAACCACTAACTCTATAAACAAACTTATATCATATCTCTTTGGTGCGGTGCCATTGATAACTGTTTGTAGTGCAGAGGCAGATAATGCCCAATCGTATTGTTCACCTATTGGTGTTGCGATGATACTACCTAAACCTTCAGCAGTAATACCTACAACAACTGTCTTACCTTTGAGTTCTGAATAATCATCTGCGGCAACAGACACAGACTGAAATGTATTGTTACACCTCAACCATATTCTAGCGTGTTGGTCTGTATTGATAATAGGATAACCTGGCACACGGACTGCAATGATACCCGCATCACCAGCCTTGATTTGATAACTTGGATTACCTGTAGCAACACGAATAGTCTCAATGGCCATTGCCGGATATGTTTCTTCACCTACTCTCATTATCAGTGGCAGTCGTCTTACTACACCATCAATCTCTGGTGCAGTATTGATAACACCGACACCATCAGCAGTATCACCCAACTCTGGTATAGGTCCTAACATACCAGACCATTCATATAACCAAGGTAATGGGTCACCTATCTTGGCAACACCTCTGGGTACAGCATTTTTATGTGTTTGATTTGTACCAACTTGTGCAATTACTACAGCCCTGTCGTGTAGTGCTATCATAAACAACTCATCACCACCAAGTCGGTCTGGTTCAGAGAATAGTATTGGCATCACAATGATACCTACTTCGGCCTCACGGAGGCGCAATACTATGTCGGCCAGCACCTCACGACTCCAGGGATACTGTCCGTATTTTTCTATTGATGCCTCATCTATTGTGAGGATACCAATGTCTGGTGATAACTCTTTTTCTTCATACTGAGCAAGTAGGTCAAAACTTTTCAGTCGTAATGTTTCTTTTACAAATGGGTCTTGTAGTCCGATAAATGTAATTACCGCAAGCGTTACAAACCCCATCATCCAATTTGATAATATTTTCATTGATTCACTGTCAGTGTACAAAAAGCGTGGTTGCAATACAAGTCTGCATTGTAGCTTTTGTTGTCTCCGTTTTGTGTAATGTAGATTGAACTACCATTACTTGTTCTACCATCAACAACTATACCTATAGTATTATCATCACCGTTTTGTGTAAACTGCATGATAGCACCATTCATTCTATCCATCTCCAGGTCTATATCATTATCTTCACCATCTTGTGTCATTGTTATATCCGTACCGTCACTATTTGTAATGGTCAAGTCTAAATCATTAGCATA